TTGTGGAATATATAAATCTTCTTCTACCGACAATGGATTGTATCGCAAATCAACACGACCAGTGCTCTCATCCACAATTGAATTTCTCTTCATTTGTGTCATGACTTTTTGCATATATTGTTCGACATCTTCTGGTGCAATATTCCCTACATCGACGTAAAATACACGACGCTCAGGAGAGCGAACAATTCTGTATGCCATAACCGCATCCTCTAAGAGAGTTAATTGACGCCAAATTCTTCTTGCAGCCTCAAGCACAGATGTGCCATATGGCGCATATTTATCATTTCCTAAAATTCTAAAGTGTCCAATTTGCCAATTCTCAAAAGTGATTCCGCCTGAATTCCATTGATATTGCACATAATTTGGGTTTGTTTTATCTTCGCCCTCAAGTCTTTCTATTTCATTACCAGGCAACCCAGTGACATGTTTGATTCCTTCTTTCTCATCAATATCTAAATAAAGGAAAAAGTCTCCATATTTACACATTGTCCGACACCAGCCAAATAAATTAAACTCGATATTCATAACATTGTGATATAGAGTATGTAACACTGATTTAATTTCTTCGTTGTTGCATTTAATCTCCATCATTGGACGAATAGACGTAGAGGTTGTCATTTCATCAGCATAAATATCCAATGCAGAAGCGATCTCTGGTGTGTATTCCATTTGGTCGAAATCAATGTAGCGATCTGCTCTATTTTGATTAGCAAAATAATTTGCTGTCAATTGGTCGTAAGGGCTAGAATTTGCTTTTTTAAAGTTTTGTCCGCTAGCCGATCGAAACCTATGGTTGTCAAGCTGTCTTCTTCTTAGTTGACGAGGTGTTTGACTTCTATGATTTTTAATTGGTCCAGAGAACAATCTTGTTAATTGTCTAAACAGCTTGCTGTCTGGGTTCCTCGGGTTTTTTCTGTTATCTGCCATATGTTATTTTAACCTTTTAAAAGCCATATAAATTTCTTATGATCTTTTAATTTCTTATCCATTTCTTTGTTGTAGGAGTGATTTTTATATCCTGTCATTCCTTTGATTGCGGTGTTCATTATTGTATCAGATTTTTGCATAGAATTTAAAAAAGCTTTTTTATAATTTAACTCTCTTTGATTAACAGTAAACGCGACATCTTTGACCCAACAACCAATTGCGCAAGACATGATTAAATCATCATTATATTTTTTCATTGCTTGTGGCTTGCCATTGTGCCACACAAAAGTCTCCATTTCACTGAATATTCGATTTGAATATATTGTAATTAGTTTATTTCTAATGAATTCCTCCATTTTGGCAACGACTAATGGGCGCGTTTTTAAAGACATAGTAAAACCAGCTACAGCGTTGTTGGCAGTTTCGGCTGTCAGTGGGTCGACGTACTCGTGTGAAGACTTATAGGCGTAATAAATATTTGGATAAGAATTTTCTTCTAATTTATCCAACACTGTGTATCCAATAGAGTTATTTTCTACAACAACCATACAATTATTATATTCTTTTGCAGCATTTTGAATTAAATTTGAAAATACATCCGGGGTTGCTTTTCCTTGATATTCTGCAATCACTTCCATTGTTTCAATTTTAAAAATATGGAAAGCTGAATAGTCGTTTCCATCTCCTCTCGCAACATCTGCTGAAAGCATATATGTGTATTCTGGGTCATACTCTTCCCATATCCAGAAATTTCTATCGAAACCTGTTCTATACTTGGGGTCTTTTATTTGAGACTTTATGATTTCCATATCGTCTGGATGGAATACAGTTTCACCAGACATGTTGAAGTTACATTCTAGCTCCTGCGCGATTTGCCGTCTAGACATGTTTTTGGTTTCTTTTTCAAACCATTCTTGATCGCGATCGGGATGGACGTCCCATGGCAAATTTGTAATTTTAAAGTCGCTTTTCTCAGATATGGCATCGACACATGTTTGATGAAACCAATTACCCACACCATTTGGCGTAGAGAGCGCGATACAGCGCCCTC